ATGGAATTGGCTGCATTGTCCATACCACCTGCAAATTCTTTCTTTAATTGGGCTGAAAACTTTGGCAAAAAGTCTTCGGACATAATCAAACCGCTTGACATTGCTTTGTCTAGTTCGGTTGTTGTCATTCCCATAGAACGGGCTGCAATACTAAAAGCGCCTGGTATTCTTTCTCCTAATTGTCCCCTTAATTCTTCTGCACTTACTTTACCTTTAGACATCATTTGTTCTAAAGCCGTAAACGCTCCTTGGCTTTGTTCAGCCGAAAGATGCATTACAGTAGATGCCATTGCTACACCTTCAAAAACATCTTTTACCCCTTGACCTTGCAAAGATGTACCACGGGCTGCACCTGAAAACTTGGCAAATGACTCCGTAGCCGAAACTAATTCCAATCCCATCGAATTAGAAATGTTTTTCAGATATTCAAAATCTTTACCACCTTGTTGTGCCGATCCTGACGCAAAACCTAATTGATTGTTAAGTGCTTCAAATTGCACCGCTGTATCAAAAGCTCCTTTAGCCAATATACCAACGCCAGCGATTACAGCACCTTTAACTATGTTGCCAAAACTAAGCAATGATTTACTTGTATCGTTTGAAGTCTTATTTACATTACCCATTGCCTTGTCTAGCTTTTCCGTTTCCGAAATAGCAGCTTGCATTTTAGGAGTAAATAAATCCTTTAGGCTTAATATGTATTCAACGTTGTTAGCCATTACCCTGTAATCTTATTAGCTTCTTGTTTTCGCACCCACTCCAACTCGCACCACCTTTGCGCCCACTCATCATTAGTCAACTTGTCGGGGTCTAAATGAAAATGATACCGAAGTAATGCGTTTCGTTTCCTTAACTCATCCTCGGTATCAAGTTCAGATACTTTCCACTGAATTAATTTTTTTTTAACTCACCGTCCGCAACGCTTAGAAGTGGTAGTAATGTGTTTGAAGCTGAACGAATCGCATACAACGAATCTGTAATCTTTGAAACAGGATCACCAGAAACCCAAAGCCCGTTTAACATGATTTCAATAGCCTGTAAAGGATCGCTTTGCATCGCTTTTTGAACCATTGTAAACAAAGTTCTGTCTTCTAAATCTTTGATTACCATTTCAGCATAATTAGCCAAAACACAAGCCTTTAGCTTCTCTTTTATTTCAGATTGAACCACATCAATGTCTAATTTCTTTTCAATACAAGACATTTCGTATTCTTTCATTTCTTTTTCTAAAGCTTTATAGGCCGATTCTGAATTGGCCGAAAGAGGTACTTTTAGTGTGTATGTTGCCATTACCAAGTAATATGTGAAACAATTAAATCTAATTCAACTTCAATTTTTGTATCGCCTGACTTTGCTTTTCTGTTATTGCTTTTGAAACGGCAATTTCTAAGCTTGTGAGTCACTGGCACATTTCCAGAATTCACGTAAGCCACAATAATATCAAATTCAGGAATATCTTGAAGTCTTCCGTTTATAGCCAAAGCGGTTATAGCTTCAACCTCTTCCATAAACAAGGTCAATTTTGCCATTGCCTTGTATTTACCGAAACCTCTATTCACTGGCATTGTTCCAGCTCCATAGTTGTCTTCGATTTCCTGTTCGTCTGAGTACTCAATCGCTGTAATTCCAGCGACTGGTACCGACATGATGTTTACGATTATAGAAGCATAATCATAAGTTCTTCCGTTTATAAGTGGTAAAGCCATACTATGATACTTTAGTTACGAAACCAACATTTACGTTAATATTTCGGCTTACTCCTACAGGTACGTTTTGGATTGTCAACTCCAAATTTCCCGTTGAAAGTACATCTTGCTCGGGGTTAATTATAACCTTGTAACCAGATAATTCACCGTCTTTTTCCATTTGCTCAACTGGTGCATTTGCTAAGCTTTCTAAGTAGCCAATTTGATCGGCTGTTAGTTTTCCGCTTGTAGCATCTACATAAACAGGCCCATTTAATTGAGGCATTAAAGAAGTTCTTACATTTCTAATTACCTTATTAATTGTCCTATTGTTTTCTAATGTACAATAATCGGATGTGTTTGCAATAGCCGTTTTTGCATCTACAAAGTACGTTCCAGTATAGTCAATGTGTTTCTTAATAAATGTCCAATGGTAAGCATATAATACGTTTAGTAAGCTAGTCGATTGGTCACGAACTTTTACACCATTTGAGAATGCTGGCACGGCAAATTCAGTATCACTTGCAGCTAGATTAAACTTAGCAACATAGCCTAGATTTTCGTGTACTTTTGCAAATGCAGCAGTCCCTAAGCATGCGCCTAATGTGCCAATTGACTTCCCTAAATAAACATAAAGCTCGTTACCTTCTGCATCACCATCTTGCCCAATATCAACAAGAACGTTTTTAGCGGTCAAAGCTGATAAATCAGCTAATGCGCTTAATGCTGTTCCATTTATGTTTGGCGTATATATAATGTCACACGGTCTATGGTCGTCATAGTTATCGTCCGAAATACCTTGCAATGTAGTTACTTGACCAGTTGCAAAAGATGTACTTGTCGTATTCGAGTAAACCCCAAACAAACGTACTTGACCTTCTGCAAAGTTTTGGATAGTCGTAATTTCCGTAAAATCCAATGTCCCACCTGTTGGGAAAATACCCAACCAAAGAACACCGTTTGGCTGCGAAATGAAATACCTTTTCGCATGATACCAAATATGGATATACGGATCGTTAGCACCACTAGAAAACTGTGTAATCGTTGGGGCTGTGACTGTTCCTGTCACTACCGATGTCAATACAGAGCCACCGTTCAAGTTAGAACCATAACCAGCAGGAGGAGTTAACAGCACGTTAGCAGAAGAGCCACCAGCCACAAAACCATGTGTAGGAGTTAGGGCGTTTATTGCGGTTCTAGCTTTGGTAGCCAATGCGCTTGTCGAATCGCCTGTCGCCCAAGTTGCAATACCCAATGAAGTTGTTACTCCCAATGATGTAACTTTAAATTCAATAGTATCACCATTTGTGGCAGAAGTAACCGACATTGCGTAATTACCGCCAGAGGCTAAAGTCTCGTTTGAGTAATCCCCCACTATACCTAAATCCTCAACATCCGAAAGTGAAAATACCTTCTTGATTTGATTGCTTGCATCATAGCCACTTGGATAAGCAGCCGTATAAAACACCATAGACGAATAATGGTCTTTCCCATCTAAAGGACGACCTAATCCGTTGGTACTTAATGTAAATCTAATATCTGGTAGAGCCATTTGTTTTATTATTAAAAGGTTAAAACAAAAAAGGGGCTTTTACACCCCTTTCGTTTAGGCTGCTGCTTGTACGATTGAAACGATACCTTCTTGGTTTGTTCTTGATTTTGATGCTCCATGAAGAACCAAAGCCGAAAACACGTCACCGTAGAAGGTAGGGTCTCCCATATTGTCAAACACTTTTGTTTGTCCGATAGCCTTACGAACTGCGTATTTTGAAGTCAAGATACATCCCATGTTATCAGCAGCGGCAGGGCTTGATGGCAATCCATTTGAGCCTGTCGCTTTGATTACTGGCGTTCCTGTGTTGTCATAAACAACCACGCTTGAGCGAATAACGATGTTGATTCCCAAAATACGGTTGATGACACCAGTAGGCAAAACAGCCGTATTTGCGCCAAATTCTAAGAATTTAGAAATCTTGTCAATTCCTACAAATTGCGACCAGTAGATTTGTGCTGGCATAATCAAGTACATTTCTTCATCTTGATTAATGTCGTCCTGTCCAAGTATTGTACGAGCATCTTGAACGTCCTGTAACGTAATTGCCTTACGATTACCTGTTGCGCTTGGTGCTAACAAAGTAGTGCTTGCGCCTGATGTACGAACGATACGACTAGAACCACTTGCTGCCCATGTGTACAAAGAGTGGTTTGCAACACTTGAACTCAATTGTTTGATATGGTCGCTTAAAACGTCTTGGCGTTTGTTGTACGACACCTGAACCGCTTCTGTATCTTGAATAAGAATCGGGTCTGTCGTAAACTCTTTCAAGTTGTAGTTCAAGTCCGCATCCGTTCTTTGCGAGATAGTTGCTGGCAAAGAAGCACGGTCAATTACAACCGTTGGCTTTGCGCCAGCTTGCGGAACGTGTACTGTTTTATTGTCAACATAAGCTGAATCGTCTTTACCGATTACGCCAAGGAATGCGTTGTTTGCATATAGGTTGGACTCAATGTCTGAAATCCAAATCTCTTTTTGAAGTGCCATAATAGTTTTTCGTTTATAGGGTGATTAGTCGATTTGAATTTTTGCACCGCAAGGCAAGAAAATAGTACCATCGTACCAAAACGATTGACACCATGTTTTGCCAGCTACGCCAGTTACCACAGGGGCGTCAATGCCAGTCCCAAAAGTGAACGTTTCTGTTGCGGTTGTTTTTACTTTTAGGTGCAATTTTGCGCCAGCCTTCAACTCGCTTGAAAGAGTTAGGTCTAGTGTAGCGTTACCCGTAAGTGTTGACAAAGAAGCCACATAGGTTTCTTGCGCCGAAATAGTTGCAGCGGTTGTTCCTGTTGCTGAGATGGCCAGCGTAGCTGCTGCACCAAATGGATGATTTATAGCCATGACTTATTTTTTGTAAAATGCGTTAAACAATCTTGTGTATTCTGCGTTGTTTTCAGACTTCAATTTCAAAAGTCCTTTAGAGTCGTTGACCTCCCAATCTCTAATCGTCCAGTTTGCACGTGGGTCGCTAGATTGGTTTTCAGGAGTAAAAACATTCACGTGAGCTGGTTTTTTAGGGCCAATTCCGTTCAATGCTTTTTTACAATCCTCGTAATTCGACTTAGCAAGGTTCGCCCAAACCTCTTTTGTAGCGTCCTCGATTTTACCTTCTTTGATACCGTTTTCAATCAATTCAGAAACCATAGTCTCTTTCATTACATCTTCGGCATCTTTGTAGGCTTTTAAGCTATCTTGTAACGAAACGACTTCATTTTGCAATTCAGCCAATTTCGTTTCAAGTACCTCTTTGTCAGTTAACACCTTTCCAAGTGCCTCTGATACAGCTTCTTCGCTTGCCTCATTCGACAGCTTGAGCAATGAGTTTACTTTTGACATTTTTTTAACTTGTTTTTGGGTTTGTGAAACTTGGTCAGTCGTTAAAAACTGATTGCAAATAGCATAGATGCCTTTTACATCGTTTGCTAATATTTTTGGTTTTTTAGCTGTAACTATAACATTTTCAGGCTTTAACATTCCGCAATTAATCATTTGCGAACTATCCATAAACGTTTCATCGGCCATCATTGCGCCTATTTCCGATTCGGATTTATTGCACATTGAAGAAATGATTTTCTTGATTGAATCGGTAAATATTTGACTTACTTCGTCCTCTGTACCGTCAGTTCCTTTGGCGTTGTGCATCATAAAAATAGAGTAATCCATCATTTTGCACTCGTTACCAGCCAACCAGCACCAGCCAGCAGCACTTGCAGCGATCCCCACGTTTACCGTTTCAACTGGAATAGGGCAATTGTAAAGAGCGGAGAAAATAGAATAAGCATCAATGACTAAACCACCACCTGAATTGATATTTACCTTTAGTTTCTTACAACCATTAGCAACTAACCAGTCAACTTCTTGAGCGAAATATGAACCGTTAACATCATATCCTATGTCACCGTACAAATACATCGTAGCCTCTTTTGTAGAGTTCTCGAAATTGTTTATATATTTGTGTGGCAATGTCATGCCGTAAAAATGGCATTAATCAAAAAATGTATTTGTTTTTGTGCTAAAAAGCTAAATTCTATGCCCGAATACGACAAGCATAATTATTGCAAAACAAAAAGAGTAGTGGGGTATTTAAGCTACAACGTAAAAGCCGTAGTAGTTCAGGAAGCAAAAGAGTACAATATTGCTATATCCGACATAGTTTGCAAAGCAATGAATGAATACTACGAACGCAGACCTGAGTTAGTCAGTTCAATGAAAGAGCGTATGGGTAAAAATAGATTTTAAAAGTATTTTTTGTTGTTTGAGTTAGATTATGGTTAAACTTAGGTTTTGAATATGATTATTTACAAAAAAATGACACAGAAAAAAGGTACTTCGATTTGAATGGAAGGGAAATAAATAACCCCGACAATTACGAAGGGGTTATGATTTGTAATTCTAAGCTAATTCATAAGAACCTACAACATTGAAATATATTTTATCACCATTTGTGAGTGTTGTAGGGTATCTTGCAACTAATAATAAACTTACTGTTGTTGTTCCAAATGTTCTTGAATACACAACCCCTTGATTATTATCTATGTCTGAATCGCAATAACCGTTCCCTGTTAAAACACCTTGATAATCAATGTTTATATATTTTATCTCATACTTTTCATAAGGTATAATGTTTTCAATTATAATTCTTGGAGGGGCGAAAGAGTTGGCACTTGCTGCATTTGTAATTGTTACTGTTGCGAATATATTAAAATCAACCATATTATTAACAACCCTATGGCGTGTCCTAAGACCGCTAATAGTACCTACTGTGCATGTTGGAGTTGATTCTATTAAAGAATCTTGCATCCACAAGAAACCCTCTGCTTCGCCTTCGTCAAAATCACCACTTCCTGATAATCCAGCCGCAAACACGAACTTATTATTAACTAAAATATGAACGTCTGATCCATCAGTAAGTTTAGATTCCGTTCCTGTGTTTACATCTTGCAGCGTCCAAATTCCTATCTGGCTTCCAGTTGTAGTAAATGAAGCTGCTGGCACTTGATAAACTTCACCATTATAGAATACCGCCCCAGCTGTTAATGTTCTTGCCCCTGGGTTTGTTCCTGTTGCAACACACCCATGTAAAATAACAAGCTTTCCAGTTAACCAAGATGTTGGTATCATAGATTTTGCCAATGATGAAACACCTTCTAAATAAGAACTTGTAATATGTTCTACTGTGTCCTTTTGTGGTATAATACCCACGCTTGGAGTTACTGCTGATAAATCTAATGTTTTCATGTTATACGTATGATGCTATGTTATATTTAATTCCTGCATAAATGTAATTTCCAATAATACTATTTACAAAGTCAAGTGTTTGACCTGTTGGCATTGCATCATAAACAACCTGAGGAAAATTTATTGTAAAACCATAATTTTGTTCTGCAACTTCTGCATGGTCATAAATTCCGTTTGTAACAACTAAAGAGCTATTTAAGTAAATTGGGCTGCCTATCTCTGAATCGTATATTTTAAAATACTTATCGCCTCGATCTGGAATTGTAATGTAAATATCTGATCTTGTTGGCAATAAAACAGGCTGCCTAAATGTAGTGTCAAAGTAGTTATTAAGAATCAATTCTAAGCATAACCGACCAGAATACCAATTCTTAATTACGTCCATTCCATATTTGCCATTCATTACATAATACCAGTATGAGGTATTAGTAGGCACAATACCAATCGTTGGAGTTAATTCATATTTCCACCTAAAATAAATCTTGTTTTGGTAGTAAGTAAACGACCCAAAAGTATACGATTCTATTCCTGAATACGAATCTATTGTTGTAAATCCGTTTATGAAATAGTACATAAACTTTTGGACGTATTGAATAGGACTCAATAAAGCCGTCACCCAATTAGACTGAGGTTCGGCACGTTTATCAGGTGGTAGATTCCTATCTACAAAAAGACTTATTGTAAATTGATAGATATTAGCCATCTATTGTGAACGTTAGTTTGTCTGTTAGCGTGTATCCTGACGTGTCTTCCGCAACCATATAACCTGCCACAGTTTCCCATTTACGGCTTCCAATAGCTAGTAGTTTATAATCGTCCATTAGCTTTGTTGCGCCTGTTAAAAAGTCTGTTTCGAACGCCCTTGCATAAACGTTTTTAAATACAATATCCGTAACACCTTCAACGGCTCTTATTGTTGCTTCCAAGTCAGAAATTACCATGTTACCATCAAATGGCAAGGCTGCAAGAAATGCGGTTATAGCATCTTTTACGTTGTCTTCTATGATTGAAATGTATTGGCCATTATAGAATATAGTAGCCTCAATAAACAATCTATCAGCGTCTTTTGAAATAAAATTAACAATTATGCCACTTGGATTAATTAACTCGTAATAGCTTTCTAGTTCTTCAAGTTCGGGTGTTGTTAGTTTTTCAGGAGTAGAACCGCCTTTTGCTACTTTAATGTTTACAGTTCCATTTACGGCTGTTTTTACGCTACACTGTGTAACTATTTTAGCCGTTTCGTCTATTGCCACATAAGAAGTAATAAACGTTTCTTCGTCAATTGCGGCCTGATACCCTGTTTGAAATGCAAGTACTTTGTTTTTGATCCATAAAGGATTTGCAGCCACATTTGAAGCCACCAAAGTAGTTACGTCAGATTGAAACTTATCAAACAACTGAGAAAGTAAGTTACTAGCCAAAGCGTGTAAATAAGCCCAAGCGTTGGCCGTTCCAGTTTGGCTACCCCCCTCATTTGCGAATTTAATACTAGAAATTACAGGGTCGGCATTCTTTGCGCCCCTGATAATCTCTTTGGTTTGGTCAACTGTTAATGCCATTATTCTGGAAATTTACCCGTTCTAATTACCTCGTTATCAATTATCAATTGAGTTGTCAAATCTAAAGTCACAGGCGCAGCGTCCACAACGTTTTTATACATCGATCCGCTTTCGTCTGGTATTCGTACCTGATAATCCAGTTTCCAAACCATGTAGCCGTTATGATTTTGGTCTGGACTTTCTGCAATACGGTTCATCCTACTACAATCAGTTGGGAAGAACCCTTGTAATTTGGCGTGTAGTTCTTGCTTGTACGTTAACATGTCCAAATCTTCCAATTCGTAGCTTATTAGGTACAAATGAAAGCGCACAACCGCATCGTAGTACTGAACACCACCACCAACCGAACTAACATCTACAGGCTCTAGAAACTCCATAAAAATGGATAGATTCGGGAACGTTTGCTCTTGTTGTTCTTCCATGCTTTCAAACTGGTTATTAAACAGTTTGAAATACGTATACCAAGATAGCGTACTGAGTTGATTCGTTATGTCAACGTAGAATTGGGTTGTCATTTCAGTATTTTACCAAAGTCCGAATTTACCATTTTTTTCATTCTGTTTTCTAATTGAGCAGAATTACCTATGAATTGACGTTTTGGCATTTTAAAGCCTTTGCCACGTCCAGCCCTTTGCCCATAATTGTGTACTGCAGCATAAGCCAAACCATACGACCCAATTACTACCCTATTCCAACTAACCGACCGTACTTTTACTGACCTTCTTAGATTCCCAGTTTTAATCAATATGCCACGGCCTATATTATTCTTTGCGTTCGCTTTTCTAGGCTTCCACTTGCTTAGATTACGATCCGTAAAACCACCATCACGAAAGCTTTTTAGGAAATGATTTTTCGCCTCGTTTGCAAGTTTCGTTGGCAATGTGCTTTTCATCTTCTGCAAGCTTGCAAGCTTTTCTTTTAGTCCCCATTTGCTCGCCATTTTTCACTTCTTTACACTTTTGGCAAATACTTGTAATTGACTTTAGTTTATCACACATTACGGTCTTATCGGTAAATTAAAGTTATTGTTCTTATCATCTCTGTATTTGGTAGAAACTTCGTAATATGGGTGGTCTTTCGGATATATTCGTTTCTTTTTGGCTGGGTTAAACCTGAATGCACTAGGTACTTCGTTTTCTGTAAACTCTAATCCTAAAACATCGCTTTCTTTTGCGTCTTCCAATTGAATCAACATACATCGGCAATTATACCCATTACTTGGCCCGTACATACTCCAAAACTTATCATCAACACGCCTAATAATACCATCCAGTCGCTTGTGCGAATCCCTCACCCTCGCATCGCCTACTGTTTGATACTTTAAGAAAGGTAACACTTTTTTGTCACGTTCGAAACTATCCCATTGGCTTGCGTTTTGGGAATTTGACACGCTTAAATTATACTCGGTTTCTAGCCACGTTTTATTATACAGATTGCCAATAGGGTCGACCGCTTTCAAAAACTCCTTAAACGTCCTTTTGTCGCCTAATTCGTCCACTATTTGCGCCTCAATATCCTTTGTGAATTGCCACGTTTTAGCCGCTGCAAAGTTCCAAGAATTATCTTTCAACGCTTCCAACATTAACGGGTCTGGCTTGCCAAATTCAAGTGCAAACTCTATTCCCGAATTAATTCCCTTTTCAAAAACCATCCCATAAGCTTTATACAACCCAATCGAAGGCTTGGCTGTTGTCACATAGCCATAATAAATGGCCATCAACAAATCGTTTAAATCATTGGGCGAAAACAATCCTTGGAATAATATTTCTCCATCGCTGGCCTGTTCAACTTCGTTACATACACTACATGAATGAATTTGAGAATACAAGTTTTGTATCTTATCCTCTAAACTAAGCTTTTTTGCGCCCTGACCTCCAGCTGGTAAAGTTGTTGGTGCAAATTGCTTGAAAGGAACGCCAAACTTTTTCATTATAAAATCTTCCTCTATTGTACCGTACTTTAATAGGTCGGTTGCAAACTTAGCAAGTTCTTTTGTTTCGAATTCGTCTTCTTCCTCTACCTTACAAACCGCACCTTTTGCAATCGGAAAGCCCAAGTTTTGAAGGAACGGGATAAACTTAGTGTTAATGAACGCTCTTAAATACCATTCGTCACGTTTTCCGTATTCGTCCGCAACGTTTTGGTGAACATCGTCAGAACCTCTATTCTTTCCCATGTCAGTAGTGCCTGTTTGGCCAACTATCAACTTAGAGAGTTCAGAGTTCATACGTTCAATGAATCGGTCGTAAACGTTGTATGAATCTCCTTTCGAAGCTTCTATGAACTCGATTAAATCTTCTGTGCCTATTACAGCACTAGCATTTGATCCAAGTGCATGAACGGCCTTTTTCATGTTTGATAGTGATTGTGGATCTTGAATGTCAGTTTTACCAACTCGGTAAGGCATCCCGAACATTTCAGCAAACTCCGACCAGTTAGCGGTCACAAACTTTTTGTAAATAACCAGCGGACTAGCCTTTGCAAGTAAACCAAGCTCTTTCTTTTCGCCAACAAACAAGCACCACTGATTGTATGGATATTCATTGAACGGTTTACCTTGGTTGTATGATGAATTTGGCAAGCTTTTTACTACACCACCCTCAGGCGAAACATATTCGCGCGGCACCAATTCACAACTAGTAAATGAATCGTTTATAATATCCCCAAACTGGACCAAAGAATAGCCATAAAAAAGCGAATCTAAAGCATATTCTAAAGTCTTAACAAACCAAGGTTGCTGAATAATATTATCCAGTTCTTCAATTTCTTCTCCTTTCTCATTATAGAAATTCCACTCTTTAGAAAGAATCTTATTTTTCCTAGACTGCATTAAAGCGGTCAAGTGAGGGTCTAAAACAATGTCGTTGTAGTTCCTGATTAACTCCGTACGGTTAGGATTTGATGTACTTTCAGCCTGATTAACAGCGTCTCGCCAAACTGCAATATTTTGCGTGATCCTATACAACTGCATAGGCATTGTCTGGTCAATCGGATTTGCGGCCGTTGGCTTTTTGCGTGTCAAATTTTCAACCGCAATATGTTGTTTTGCTTTTCGCATCTTAGAAATATTGTGGGAGTTTTGTGTTGCTAGAATAAGATACTACCTGACCTTGTACTGGTAATATTTCTGGCAAATCGGCTGTTATTTCAGAACGGTTTACCATTTTGCACCAGTTTATTGCGTTGTTGTAACGGTCAATTCTTAGCTGTGGGATATTGCGAGGGTTGATGTTTGAATGCAAGTGATACAAACAAATGTCAATCATGTACGTTTTTACTTGTTGGTTTCGATTATCACCAAACGTCCATTTAGTTGAATCGCTAGGCAATGTACCAACTGTGATAGTATCGTTTTCGATTAACGTCCAGTAAGTAGTATCGTCTGGAAATATTCCTGAAACGGTATTCTCGTAGTCGTTCCGCTCGTAGAAATTGCCGTTATATTTTACTTGATTTGTTTCTACATAAACGGTACGACCTTTGTAAGCACTTGGAGTTGAAACATAGTAAATACCTTCAACTCCAAATAAATCAAAGTATGTAGCATTAGTTGGCAATGTTCCAGCTACATAACCGCCTGTAGTGGCGTTCTTTTCGTAAACACTACCTGAATAAACAACTCGTGTACCATTTGTGTAAACAGTAGCAGCTGAATAAGTAGAACCTGTTAAATCTATTCTATCATTCCAAGCGTATTCGTCAGTAGCCGAAAATGTAAGTAACGGCTTAAAAATTACATCACATTCGTACCGGTTCGACAGATAAGAAGTAAGTTCCGCTTGTCCAACAAGTTCCATCGTTCGTCTTGATTCGGTATCAACTTGAACCTGACCAAGATTAACCTCCCTTATTTGACCGTTATAGTCTTTGTCTCTTAGAAAGTAACTCATAACACAAATTTAGTATAGACTAAGCCTGTATTATGCTTTTGTGCCAATTTCTTTAATATATGAAAATATGCGTTACTGTTGTAGTTTTAAAAGTATCTACTAAGTGGCTTTTCTTGTTCAATTGTTTCAAAAACAACTCCTCTTATTCCCTTGTCAAAAATACTCATTTCTGATTTAAAAGCCGATGTAATTAGGTAGTCAATTGCATCCGAGGCGTGTCCATATTTCTCGAAAGATACACCTGTTTCCGTGTCTTTTACTATTTGTTTATGTTTTGTTCCATCGCTGGCTTCTTTTAGATACATGTAATCGTTTATCACTTTAGAGCATTTATCAGAAATTAAAATCTCAATATCTTGCTCGCAATGATTGAAAATTGCGTTTATAAAATCACCTCTTAGTTTTACAGGTGGGTAGCTTCGTGGCACTCTGCTTACTGGTCGATATTCTTTTAGTTCTTTGAGTATAATTGCAAATTCGTTATAATCCTCCTCTTTTGTTCTTATTACTACACTTGTAGAAGTTTGATTTTTTAAACCTTGAGGGTCTCCGTAAATAAACAGACCAGCGTTATGATTTCTATAACGTGACTTAAATTCAGCACAAATAGCAAGTGACGTATTGCGTGGATAAGGTGTACAAATCTCGTCTATAATCATTGTTTTTTTCCCTACAATTTGAGCTATAATACAAGTCATGTATGGATTAACATTAAAGTCTATCGTAGCATGTATTGGCAAATCAGGATTGTAATTTAGCTCCGTAACACTTCGGCTTCTTTGAAAATTCTTATAGAAGTTTCCATCTGTCAACTTCATCGTCCAAAGCCCCTTAGCATAAACGCTATACAAATATTCGTTTTGTGTTCGATAACCTTCTATTGTGGCTCTTACTTGTCTGTCTAGCCATCTGTTATCGTTGTAGGTTGAATGATGTACGGTTACGTGTTGATCTACTATGTCACCATCGGCTAACTCGACTTGTGTTTTTGTCCTGAAACTTAATCCTTCACAGTCTTTAAAAAATCGTTTCCAAAACCAATTGTCTTGGTAATCACCTTCGACTTGTGGATTGATTGTAAACCACTCCTGTAGAATAGTTGCATAAGTTGCTCGAATGGTTAATGTGATAGTGGCAAAGTCCTCCTCTGTTGGCACTTCCTCCTCGTACCAAACGCACGTAGGGTCTTTTATAGATTTAAGGCTTAGAGCGTTATCGCCACCCCTTGCAATAAATCTATTACCGTTTATGCAATCTATCGAAAGAGGTTGTTTTCGAAACGTAAACAAAGACTCCAAACCCATTGCTAGGATGTTTCGCTTTATTGTCTCGTAACTTGACTCCTGAATAGTATTGTACGTTCTACGGTAAAGTATACACTTAAAATAAGAATGCGTAAGGCAGTTGAATATTAATTGCTTACTTACAAAGTCAGACTTAGAGGAACCTCTTGAACCGTAAAGTATAACGTAGCGATCTTTACATTCCAATAAAGGAATGAAGGCTGTATTTACCAAACGCTCCCATTTCGGCCATTCTATCGTCATTTCTTAGTTTTGTCCTATCAGGTTTCTTATAACACCGCAAAAACAGCATACTAAACTGTCAAATTTTGCGTTTTAGTGCAATTTTAATCGTTGTCGTCTTCGCCTTGAACTTTTACTTTGATCGTCAATTTTTCCCCGTCACTAGTAATGTCATTATGCGTCATACTTAGATTTTTTCGTTCCTCATTCGAACAAATTAGCTTATACAAAGACAGTTGCAGGGCAGGTGCTTCTGAATCATTCCATTTCTTTCGAAGGCTTATTTTAATTGTAGTTCTATTCGTATCAATTAATTCTTTTAGTTCGTTAAGTTCGTTAGATTCTAAAGGGAAAAATTCATAGAACGTGGGCTTTGAACATGGCAGCATTGCAACTATATCTTCAACAAAAAACAGCTTATGTTTTATTGTTAATTCCTTTGCCTGTTCAAATATTTTAATTTTATCGTATGCCATTATTCAATAATTTGCAATAGGTCTGTTAGTACCTCTGTATTCATTATAAACGGTCTATTGTTTTGAGTTAGACATTTTACTTTTGAAAATCCGTTTTCTAAGTTTTCAAAGAATAAGCCTGTGAATGTCTTATCTTTTATTGTCCAAGTAACTTTATGCCCTATTTCCATTTTCTTGTTGTTTATGTTGTAATATTAATTAATTACCATTAACAATACTACTTCTTTTTAAATTGTTTCCAATCAATTAAATGGTGATGTCTTCCAAACCTTATTACTGTCTTACTATATTGAGGCCATACAGATTCTAACATTTTAGCTTTCAGCAGGTTCTTTTTAGGGTCGTTACCTTTATATAATTCAGTTTGATTTCCACCTTTCATTTTGGCTGCTGTGCTTACCTTATCTGCCATATAATAAACACAACTTGATGTTGTACCTCCATTATGTAAAACTTGTAAGCATAAGTCTATATCTTCATTATACTTTAGTCTCCATCTAAAGGGTAAATCATTCTTAATCAACATCGCACTATAAACATGGCAGTTATATTTAAAAGGGGCTTTTGGAACTCTAACTACAAAATTAGGCTCTTCAAACCCACTAATGTCAACATTCGTTTTTTTTGCATTTTGCTCAACAAATAATAAAGCATCTTGTATTTGATCATACTTTTTGCGTTTACCATTAATCCACTTACACCAATACTGTATATTATCATCAAATAACCAATGATACTTAAATCCGTTTTGTTTTGCGTGTTCCCAACAGAAGTTTCTTGCGGGATATGAACCTAATCCAAGATTTGCAAAAGGTAACTTTAAAACTCGATGTTTACCTAATGAATTACAATACAATTCATATTCTTGTGGCTCTACTGCTATTAAATAATCTATTCCTGCTTTTTCAAAATTATTAGCTGTTAAAGCACAATCATACCTGCCTTTTGATATTATATAGACTGGGTACTCAAATCTACCTGCCATGCCATATTCATTTTTTTGAAATCTACTTTTAGTGAATTTA